AGTGCTTATTCTTATAACCGTTTTTGAGCGCGTCGCGGTCCACCATGCGCATTGTGTTTGCGCACACTTGACGCACCGTGGTTGCCACAAGGTCAGTTGCCCGCGACCCGTCAAAACTGGTTTGCAGTCTTATGTAACTGTCCACCTTGTCGTTCCCGGGCATCAAAAAACCGTAGTCCGGTCCTAACTTGGCCATACACCACACAATGCGCCCGCCGCGCACCGCGCCCGCTGTTTCAATTGACAGTCCATTATCCGACAGGAAGTCAGAGAAAAACCCCATAATTTCCCGGGGCTGGTGCACGTTATAGCGGTTCTCGCTGACTACGCCTAAGGCCGCGCCTGTGTCGGAACGGTACAGCACCGATTGATTATCGAATGACATAGTGCGGCCATCCGTGGTGTTGTAAATCACCGGGGCGCGGTTTGCTGACCAGTCAAGGCCCGCCTTAGCCGTGATTGTGTCGAGTGAGTCGCCCGCCTCAATAGACTGGCCTAAACCATGCCACGCGCTAGCCGCGCCGCCGACAGCCGCGAATGCGTAGATCCCGGTTGAGTTGTCGAGTTCGTGAGCCATTTTGTGTTACTCCGTTATGAGTTGTTTTCAATGCGTTGCATATTGCAACTTGCCAATCTTATAACAGCGCAAGGGGTTTGCGCATGCATAGTGCGCTATTTTGTGCCGTGACCATTCTGCGGTCATTAGGCTATTGGGGTGCGCACTCATTATATAGGCGACTGACTGAGCGCAAGCGCCTTGCGTATAACCGCATTAGAACGCCTATTGGCGGACCATGCCCTACCCGCCCCCGTGGTATTGGTTCGCGCTGAAATCGGCTAATCGCCTAGTTATCCACAGACTTATCCACAGAATAAGTCATTGATTCTGCAAGTTGTTTTTGCGCAACAATTTAGAGATTCCAGGCACTTATCCACAGGTTATCCACAAAACTATCCACAATCGGCGTTCGAGCTTGTGCGCTCGCGGTTTAGACTGGATCTAATATGTCATTACATAACGTTGCCAATTGAACCGGGACCCCTATGCAAGCGCGCTAGTGTGCTACTTGACTACACCACTACCCGGGCAGGACCAAAATCGACGCGGTAGGCATAGGGTCCCATCTGCGTATATCACCCCCCAGCCCAGCCCCATTTTTGACTTGCTCTAGCCACTTGTGCTACTATGCGCAAATGCTACACACTGGCGCGGGACCCCTTCCTAGGCACACGTATTGTTATGTGGAGCCGCATACGTTCGGCAACGCCGAGTGGCTACGGGTGGCATGGTTTGGGGTGGTATCTCACCCCGGCAGGACTTGGGGCTGTCATGTGATGCTGGAGTGTGGGGCTGTATATCGGAATGTCCCGCTGCACCGACTGGCCTCTATTCCCACGCAAACCTCTTGGGACCCCGCCGACGCACAGACATGGGATTGCTACGGGATTCACTTTAGTACGACGGAGTATCCGTTTCTCGAAGGGACCCGTATACGCACCCGGCTACGATCCAAGCAGGAGCACTTAGGGACGTACATGTTCACGGCAATTCCGATGTTGGACGGCTTTAGCGCCGAGCCGGAGCAGTCGAAGGAGTTTTACTTCATCAAACTAGACAATGGGCGCTACACTGCGCAGCCGACGAATCATTTGTTGGTACAGGACAAGTCGTTCATCACAGAGTCCACTTGGCCGAAGTTGAAGCGTCAAACTGAAATCTGGAGTGTTGACCATGGCAACGAAGTCTAAGGTAAACGCAGCGGGTAATTATACGAAGCCTGAGATGCGCAAGAAGCTTTTTAACGAGATTAAATCCCAAGCCACGCAAGGCACCGCAGCCGGGCAGTGGAGCGGGCGCAAGGCCCAACTTTTAGCCAAACGCTACAAAGAAAAAGGCGGCTCTTACCGTGACTAAGGTTTGTTTGTTTTGCGAAAAAGAAAAGCTCGAATCCGACTTTTATAAGTTTTATGATCGTTGGGCTAATAAGCAATATCTAAGCGCAAGATGCAAGCCGTGTCATCAGCAGTACAAAAAAAGTAATCCTCAGACCAAGCGCAACAGGAAGTCTGAGAAATTAAAGCTTAGGTATGGGATTACGTTTGAGCAATGGGAGTCTATGCGAGAGGCGGAGAACTACTCTTGCATGATTTGTGGGATTACCGAAGAAGAGATTGGCCGATCATTAGATGTTGATCATTGTCACAGCTCTGGAAAGGTTAGGGGCTTGCTGTGCAATCCTTGCAATACGGTTTTGGGGCACGCTAGAGATCGCATTGATTTGTTAGAGGCAGCCGCAAATTATCTTAAAGCAAACAAAGATGGATACAAGCCATGAAAGCACCACAAAAGTCACTGAAGGACTGGACGAACCAAGAGTGGCGCACCAAGTCGGGCAAGCGATCCTCGGATACGGGTGAGCGGTATTTGCCGAAGTCTGCGATTGAGTCGCTTTCCCCGCAGGAGTACGCGGCCACGACGAGAGCCAAACGTGAGGGCAAGGCCAAAGGTCAGCAGTTTGTAAAGCAGCCTGCCAAGATTGCCAAGAAAACTTCGCGTTTTCGTTAAGCAGCGGCTCAACCGGCCACGGAACCGGTCATGCAACCCAAGCTGACGCAAAAAGAATTAGTAAAAAAGCTCAATGAGTTGAGTGTTCATGACTTGGAGGCGTTGTTAGCGCATACCAAGTGGGAACAAAAGCGTCACAAGCATCAGATTCCGCCGGGTGGGATATGGACGGTGTGGTTGATGTTGGCGGGTCGTGGTGCGGGAAAGACTCGTGCGGCTGCGGAGTGGGTATGGTGGGAGGCGTATCAGGCGCCGGAGACACGTTGGTTGGTGTGTGCGCCGACTTCTGCGGACATTCGTGATACGTGTTTTGAGGGCGATTCGGGGTTGATGCAGGTTATTCCTGAAAAGTTGGTGAAGGAATACAACCGTTCGCTGTCTGAGATCATTTTGACCAACGGTTCGTTGATTAAAGGCATTAGCGCAGAGACGCCCGACCGGCTTCGTGGTGGTCAGTGGCATGGAGCGTGGACTGACGAGTTGGCTGCGTGGCAGTACGACCAAGAAGCGTGGGACATGATCATGTTTGCGCTGCGTTTGGGTAAGCATCCAAGGATCGTGGCGACGACGACACCGAAGCCGAAGGCGTTGATTCGTGACTTGATTGAGCGCGATGGGGCGGATGTACACGTAACGAGGGCATCGACTTACGAAAACATTGCCAATTTGGCTCCGACGTTTCAGCAGCAGTTGTTGAAGTTTGAAGGCACGACGCTTGGAAGGCAGGAAATCCATGCGGAGGTGTTGAATCCCGAGGATCAGGGGATTATCAAGCGCAATTGGGTGAATTTGTGGCCTGCCAACAAGCCATTGCCGCCGTTTGAGCACATTGTGATGAGTTTGGACACGGCATTTACGGAGCAGACGCGGGATAAGAAGACTTCGGATGCTGACCCGAGTGCCTGTGTGGTGTTGGGATTGTTTTACGACAAGGAAAAACCGGCCATTTTGCTGTTGGATTGTTGGGAAGATCGGTTAGGGATGCCGGATTTGATCAAGCGGATACACCGTGAGCGAGAAGTTTTTTACGGTGGAGAGGAGCAGAGGCCGGTGATCAAGCCGATGTTTGGCCCGAATCGCACGCAGGGGTATGGGAGACGGCCTGACACGATAGTGATTGAGGACAAGGGGTCAGGAATTAGTCTTCGGCAGATGTTGGCGCGAGAGGGGATCATGGCGCATGCGTATAACCCCGGCAAAGCGAGCAAATTGACGCGTTTGCACATGGTGAGTCACTTGTTTGCAAGTGAAGTGATTTGGTTTGTGGAGTCGGAGAAGCGCAAGGGGCAGGTTCGGTCGTGGGCGGAGCCGTTGTTGTACCAGTTGTGCGCGTTTTCGGGTGAAGGGAGCATACGGCACGACGACTTGATGGACGCTTGCACACAAGGTTTACGTTTTCTGGCGGATAAAGATATGATAAGTGTGAGCAAGCCCAAGCCGTTGCAGCCTAGGCTGATTATTAACGAGCGCCCGAGGTCGAATCCCTATGGCATCTGAGAACGAGAACCCGATGGAAGAGGCCCAAGAGGATTTGGGCGAGATGTTTGAGCTTCCGGAAGAGATTTTGGACGTTGAGGACACGGAAGACGGTGGGGCGATTGTTGTTTTGGAGGAAGAAAGCACTACTCCGGCTGCGGAATCCGAGTTTTACGCCAATTTGGCTGAAAAGATCCCAGAAGGGGAGATGGACGACATTGCCCAAGAGTTTTTGGGGGTGATTGAGAAGGACAAAGAGGCGCGAAAGAAGCGCGATGAGCAGTATGAAGAGGGGCTTAGGAGAACGGGACTTGGCGATGACGCACCGGGCGGCGCTCAGTTTCAGGGCGCAAGTCGGGTTGTGCACCCCATGCTTACTGAAGTCTGCGTGGACTTCTCTGCCCGCGCTATTAAGGAGCTTTTCCCGGCAGCGGGACCCGTTAAAGACTACATCATAGGCGAAGAGACGCCGGACAAGATTGCCAAGGCGCAGCGCAAGACGAATTACTTCAATTGGCAGTTGACCCAGCAGATGCCGGAGTTCCGTGCGGAGTTGGAGCAGCTTTTGACGCAGGTTCCGCTCGGTGGTGCGCAGTATTTGAAGTTGACATGGGATGCGAACAAGAAGCGTCCGGTGCCGTTGTTTGTAGCGATTGACGATGTGTACTTGCCTTTTGCGGCGACGAACTTTTATTCGGCTGAGCGCAAGACGCACGTTCAGTATGTGACGCAGATTGAGTATTTGCAGCGCGTTCGTTCGGGGATGTATCGGGATGTGGACCTAGCGCCGACGACGGCGGACCCTGATGTCAGCAAGTCTGAGAAGGCGAACGACAAGATTGAGGGCCGTGACGCGCAGGCGTATGACACGGACGGATTGCGGAAGATCTTTGAGATTTACGCCATTGTGGATCTTGAAGAGGACTACGGATTAGCGCCGTACATTCTGTCGATTGACAAGACGACGGGTAAGGTGTTGTCGATTTACCGCAACTGGCAAGAAAACGATCCGACGCTTGAAGAGATGCAGTGGATTATTGAGTTCCCGTTTGTGCCATGGCGCGGGGCGTATCCGATTGGCATCCCGCAGATGATTGGCGGTATT